AGTTAAATCTCTTTGTCCTTCATTGACTTACATAACTTCTACTTGACAGGAAAGCTAGGGTATGCCTATATGGAATCAGATGTAAGTTATGTTAATCAGATACTCTAACATATTACTAGAATGATCCAACATATTACTCAGATTTTAATGCACACTTTTTAAGTAAAGTTGTACCTACAAAAAACCAACCGACTAAACATATGAAAATAAAAATACACACCTATCCAGATGGACCAGCTATAGGTCTGCCTAAAGATGAAATCGTATCGGCCATGGGACTCCGTGGCAGATTCTCCGATGCTCGTATCGGACAACTTGAATCAGGGGATCAGTATATTATACCGATCCAGACTGAGTTAGAGCCTCGCAGCGACACTCAGTTACTTGCTTTGATGGCAAAAAAGCACCTGCGGGCTTTGTATATAGACAACCTAATAGATCCAAAGAGTAAGACTCTAATGATTGTGGACGCTGAGGGTGATCAAGAAATGTGCAAACACGATTATGTGATGGCTGAATGCTCTGACCTCGATGCTCTTCGCGATGGACTCAACTTCATCCTTGACCAAGAGGAACTATGAGTCACTTCTATAACTGCCAGAACCCATCGGAGCCTCAGTTTGAGGCCGAGGTGGGGACTCCTGCACAGGCTCGTAAAGCTGGAGCAGACGTTTATCCATCGGTCACAACCGTGCTAGGCATAGTCAAGGACTCATTCCTTGATGAAGTCTACAAGCCAAGGATGATGACTGACCTAGCCAGAGAGCATCCGCACAGGCCGTGGTCCGACCTTGCTGAGATGGTTTACGGAACTAGACCGCACCCAAAAGATGGCGAGTTAATCCCATCACATGAGTTCGGAACATCTGTTCACGGAACCATCGAGCGTATGATTAACCATCACGTTCTGGGCATTGACGAACACCCTGGGCAATCATGCTGGGACAAGTGGGCTATGCCGTTTCTTGACTGGATTGATAATAACAATGTCCAAGCCCTTGGCTGTGAAAAGATAGTCAGTCACGGGGGCATCAAGATCGCCGGCTCTGTTGATTTCATAGGAATCAGGGACTCCAGAATATTTCTCGCTGACTACAAGTGCAGGGTGAATACTAAAGGTAAAGCTAAACGATACCAGAAGGACTGCTGTCAGCTAGCCATTGAAGCTTACATGCTGATGCACCTACAGAAGTTACCTTATCTGCCCAAGATAAGATCCGTCATTGTGGACTGCGAGACAGCAGAACATATGCACTACGAGTGGACGGATGAAGAGAGCCAGTGGGGTATCCGTGTAGCCAAAGCTGCGGCTAGCCTGTTCTGGATGTTAAGAATGCAACCCATCGTAAAACAATAACTATGAACAAAGCACTACCAACTGACGCTAAGGCTCGGAAGACTTACCCAATGCATTCTGGCCTTATTAAATACTTTCCTCACGCACTAGCTGCCGTGTCTCATTGTAGCTACCAAGGCAACCAACAACATCACCCCGACAAGCCCCTTCATTGGGATATGGACAAGTCCTCCGACGAACTGGACGCACTCATTCGACACATAGTTGAAGAAGACTGGGATAAGGTAGCATGGAGAGCCTTGGCTAATCTAGAACGCAAACTGACTGACAAATGTTCATACAAAAATGGAACCACGAAATGATTGAGATTAACTTAACTGATGACGAAGTCATGATGTGTCAGCACATCGGACACCTACGGTCGGTGCTGTCCAGGGGCAACAACGTCAAGGACATGAAGAAGACTGACATGGCCGGGCTTGATATAGATGCCCAAGGCGTTACCGCTGAGTATGCAGTAGCAAAGCACTTGAATGTATTCTTTGACCTCGGCCTCAGCCCTCGAGCTGGATCAGCCGATGGGGTAATGAAAGGTCATTCCTATGATGTCAAAAGCACTCACCACGCCTTTGGAAAGTTACTGGCAACCCTCAAGGACAACCCCGATGTGGACATGTATATCATGTGCATCACGCCGGATCGTTGGACTGTAAAGATGGTTGGCTGGTGCTGGAAAAAGGAACTAATAAACGAAAAGAACATAAAGGATCTAGGCTACGGAAAGGGTTACGCACTCGAGCAGAACCAACTCCGTCCCTTCAAAAAATAATATGAGCATATCAAGTATAGAAAGTAACGTCGAACGAATACAAACTAGGATCGACATGATCCGACAGGAATCCCGGACTCTGTCCTTTAGGATGGAGAGAATGATGGAGCAGCGTAAGCAACTGACCCAAGAAAAGAATACGCTCAAGGGTTTACTGAAAGAACTCAGCGCAAATGTATCTGCCTCAAAATAAACTCAAGGACTGGAGGGTTAAACATCAACCCAAGAGCTGTCCCTTGATACTACGGAAAACTTCGGACTGGGTTGTGGATCATTGCCACCAATCCGGCATGGTCCGAGGTGTAGTATCGAGGGTCGGCAACTCCTTGTTAGGCAAGATAGAAAACTTTGCTTACCGTAGATGCCAGGTTAGCCAAAGCCATTTACCCGCCGTGCTACGCGGCATAGCGGACTACCTAGAGCAGGAGCAGCTGGATGTATTGCACCCCGTGGGATTGACTCAACTTTCAAAAAGATTTAAAGGCTTGACATCCGAAAAACAAAAAGCCACTTTAGTAGATCTAGGGGCAAAACGAAAACAACTCATGGAATGTTCTAATGCCTCAGAACGAACCAAACTATTCCGTGAACTAACTAAGCATAAACATGAATAAATTGAATATACATTCAAAAAACAAAGGGATTCAGTCATCCCTTAAAGCTCCTAAGGGCCAGACTAATAAGTTCGGAGGGTACAGCTATCGCTCCGCTGAGGACATACTAACAGCTGTCAAACCTCTGCTCGCTGAGTGGAATTGCACGCTTGTTATTACTGACGACATGGTCGAAGTAGGTGGGCGTGTATACGTCAAGTCCACGGCCGTGCTAGCAGATACTGAAGGCGAATTTACAATACAAGTAAGTGGATTCGCTAGAGAAGCAGAGACTCGCAAGGGGATGGATGACTCACAGATTACCGGGTCAGCTAGCTCCTACGCTCGCAAGTATGCACTCAACGGACTCTTTGCTATTGACGATACAAAGGACGCTGATGCTACAAACAATCACGGCAAGAAGCCAACCACACAAACCAAGAAGATAAGCCAGACAGCCAACGCTGACTCGGACTTTGACTTCTAATAACACCCATAATACAATGCCAAAATACAACAACGAAAACACTGGGGTTCTATTCCCAGAAAGCAAACGTGAGTCCGATTCATCGCCTCACGCCACAGGAACACTCGAAGTCACTGCACCAGGTAAATACCGTGCGGCGGCTTGGAAGAACCAGAGCCAATCTGGTCCCGTTATGAACATCCGTTTGACTCGTCTTGATGAGGACAAACAGCCTGAGCAATACCGCAGGGACGGCATACCCAATCAGCCCACAGCGGCTCCTTCCGCAGCCCCAGCAGGAGACGATCCATTCTAGGGATCACTTGATTATCAGGGGGGAGAGGGTCAGGCCTCTCTCCCTTTTTTTACTACACGCAACTCAGCCCAACACCCTTGGACATATGGTCTTCGGACTCCAAGGGTTAACCTCCGACCCTCTTGGGTTATAAGATACCAAGATAGACCCATCCGTAGTATGGGAAGGGGGGGATTGATGCTGAGTTGCATTTTTATATACGAACCAACAAATTAATAGAAAGATACAATGTGGATACTAACAAAAAAATTACACACCTCAGCCTATGCTCAGGATACGAAGGAATCGGGCTTGGACTTAGAAGCGTTCTGCCAAACCTGCGAGAAATCGCTTACGTGGAGAGGGAAGGATTCCCTGTCGCGAACTTGGTTGCAAAGATGGAAGAGGGAAAGCTGGATGCAGCACCTGTCTTCACGGACGTTAAGCAATTCCCTTACGGAAAGTTTCGTGGATGCGTGGACATCCTCTCTGGAGGATTCCCGTGTCAGCCATTCTCAGCTGCTGGAAAGCGTCAAGCTACTGAAGACCCCAGACACCTCTTCCCCTACATCGCAGACGGAATCAGAGAGTGCCAACCTAGAATTGTTTTCCTCGAAAACGTACAAGGAATCCTCAGTTGCAAGACAGCC